TATTCAGATCAGTCAGGACTACTCGTCGATGGTGAACTTCGCACGTTGTAAGTGTCTCGGCGCCAATGTACTGAGAGGGCCTGACCAGATTCCTTGGGATGGTAAACTTCAGTATGATTATCAGTTGTGGATTGACTCTGATATTATTTTTAATACTGAGAAGTTCTGGCAGCTGTGCGACCTAGCGTTAAACTCTGAGGGAGAAGAGAAGGAGATTGTGGCCGGTTGGTATTCGACTGAAGACGGGCGGACAACCTCTGTTGCACATTGGCTTGAGGAAGATGACTTCCGTAACAATGGTGGTGTGATGAACCATGAGATGGTTGATGGTATTCAGAAACGTAAGAAACCCTTTACTGTTGACTACACTGGTTTTGGATGGGTGATGATTCAGAATGGTGTCTTTGAGAATAAGGCAATGAAGTATCCTTGGTTTGCTCCTAAGATGCAAGTGTTTGAATCTGGTGCGGTTCAAGATATGTGTGGTGAAGACGTTTCGTTCTGTCTGGATGCAATTGACGCAGGATATAAGATCTGGTGTGATCCACGGGTTCGTGTTGGTCACGAGAAGACAAGAGTCATTTGATTCTCAGGTGGGTTCCTTGACAGGACCCACCTTTTTTAGTATGATATGAGGGTACAAATGAGACAGGCATGACCTACCGACCAAAGAATGAATGTGGTAAGTGTGAATACACTTGGCATCCGAGAGGAAAGAATCGTTCTTTAAAATGTCCACGTTGTGGAAGTCGATACATCATTGAATATGAAACTCGATACACCACTGATTGGTGGCCTCTTAAATTCTTATTGATATTCTTTGTATCAGTATTCATTGGTATCAAAGCTGAAGGAGCTAAGATTGGTATTATTAAAAATCTAGCTTGGGTTGCTGGTTTAGGTTCTGCTGCTGGTTTCGTTATTTCTTATCAAGAGGATTAATGGCAAAACTCAAAAAATCTTTGACTGGTCAGACGATGATCGACTCGACGCCGAAGAAGACTCGTCAGGGTATGGGTAAACATACGAAACTTGCTGCTACTTCTGCTAACAAGAAGAAAAAGCGTTATCGTGGTCAAGGACGTTGATTGAAGGATATAACCTGACTGTATACACTTATCTCGCTCCCAGTAAAGTCTGTGACGGGGTAGGTGTTTTTTCTTTGGTTGATATTCCAAGAGATACTGTTATCTTCAAACCAAAGAGATGTATTCAGATTACTGATGTGTCTCCTGAGATACAGACCTATCTCAAGAAGATGACTTATTATGATGATAATGGTTATTGGATTGATGATGATCTACAACGATTAGGTCAACAGTATTACATCAATCATTCACATCATCCGAATGTGGCTTACGAACGTAGTACAGGACAACTGTATGCGATTCGTGATATAATTAAGGACGAAGAACTCACTGATTATTATTTTCCAGGAGAAAGGGATTGGCTTACTTAAATCACAGTTTACCTGATTGGTCTTGTTACATTCGTAATGAGTTCCTGTACAACCATAAGAAGGGACATGGAGAAGTCACTAAGGCTGATGTCCATAGTGTCGCGAGTATGGAGAAACGTGTCCCTTTGTTTGAGGCTTTTCTGGAGAATGGTGTCAATTGGACACGGAGACCCCTACACGCCTTCTGTTGGGATCCAGAGGCCGAGATAGAACCCTTAGAGGACATCATGTACTGGGATTGCTTTAGTCCTTATATTGATGTACAAAGACGACATCGACTTGCTGGTCTTCAGGCACAATTGATTCGTCCTGATGGTAAGAAAGTATTGGGTGATTATATGTTCACGATGGATTGGTCCTGGGAGAATAAAGGTGTACCAGACCTGAACTATTCAGAAACTCCAGAACATAAGTGTGCCCACCTGTTTAAGGTTGAAACTGGTAATTATTACGCCTATCCTAACAATCGTATTATTTGGTACGATAATGCATGGACATTCAAACGTATTGATAAGAACCCTGGTTTTGAGATTGACACCACTGTCTATAGTGTAGAGAATAAGAGAAAGATGGAAACATCTGATCACTACATGTATGAGGTGACTGACCTAGAGGAACCACAAGATGATTATGATGGTTTGGTTGATACTTGGAAATCACAAGAGTTTAGATACGCTGATCCGCAATAAATAATCAAAAAGTGTTATGGACGATAAGAACTTTTTGAGAGAGATCAATCACGATCAAAAAACACCAAAGAATCAGAAGAAAGTCCGCCAAGATGGTTTCTATGAAGCCTCTGAAGCGGACTGGAAAGACTTCTGGGAGAATGAAGATAAAACTGAAATTTTAACTGAGTAATTTGTCGGGATACCCCTATAAATAACCCTAGATTGTTGTAACATAGTTAAGTGCCAGTCCAAAGGGTAAGTAAAGGGTTCAAGGACGTTAGTGCAACGTTCAAGATCAACCCTATGAATTTCGACCTGATTTCAATATCAAATGAGACTGCGATTGCACGTGCAATTCGTAATCTTGTATTTACGGTACCTGGCGAAAAACCATTTGAACCTAATATCGGTTCTAGGGTCACTGCTCTGTTATTTGAAAATCTGGACGTTCTAACTGCTAGTACAATTCAAAGTGAGATTGAATCTACAATCATCAACTATGAACCTAGAGTAGAATTAGTACAGGTTAGAGTAACACCTGATTATGATAATAATGCATTTGATTGTTACATCAAATATAATATTGTTGGAATCGATGTTCCACAACAACAATTATCATTTGTATTACAACCGACTAGGTAAATGCCTCTAGTTAATTTCGCAAACTTAGATTTTGATCAGATTAAGGAGTCCATTAAGGATTACCTTCGTACAAACTCGAACTTCACTGACTACGATTTTGAGGGATCGAATCTAAGTACAATTATCGATACGTTAGCATATAATACGTACATTACCTCATATAATGCCAATATGGTATCTAATGAGGTATTCATTGATAGCGCCACTCTCAGGGAGAATGTGGTGTCTCTCGCGAGGAATATAGGATATGTACCAAGGTCTAGAAAGAGTTCAGTAGCAAATGTATCTTTTGTTGTAAATGCATCTGGTACAACAGCAGTTGCACTGACACTAAAAGCTGGTGCTGTATTGACTTCAAGATCAACACAGTCTGATAGAAATAAAAATTATATCTTCTCAATTCCAAATGATATCACCGTTCCTGTAGAATCGGACGGTTTTGCACGTTTTAATATTGATGTATACGAAGGAACATTCTTAACTCAGACGTTTACTGTCGATACTGGTAACCCTCAACAGAAATTTATCCTTCCAAACTCTGGTATTGACACCGACACCTTGTCAGTTATCGTCAAAGATACTGAACTTTCGACAGTTTCAAGAAAATTTGAACTTTTTGACAGTCTTTTTGATGTTACTAAGGACACCAGGTGTTATTTCGTACATGAAATTTCGCAGGAGAGGTATGAATTACTGTTCGGAGATGGAATTTTTGGCGTCAAACTTGATAATAATAACTTTGTTCAGGCAACATACATTGTTTCCAACGGTTCAGCCGCCAACAATATCAATAATTTCACTTATATCGGCAATATCGTAGATAATAACGGTGCAAGTGTAAGTCAAGGAGTCTCAGTTGTCTCTACAAACGTCCCTTCTTACGGCGGAAAAGAGATCGAAAGTGTCGAGTCGGTCAAAAAATACGCTCCGCAGATCTATGCATCACAAAATAGGGCAGTCACAGCAGCAGATTATGAGGCTTTAGTCCCTCAAATCTACCCAGAAGCCGAATCTGTGTCTGCTTTTGGTGGCGAAGACTTGAATCCACCTGAATTTGGTAAGGTTTTCATCAGTATTAAGCCTTATAACGGCGTATTTTTGTCAACTGCCATTAAACAAAACCTCCAACAACACATTAAAAAGTACACTGTTGCAGGAATTAGACCTGAAATCATCGATCTTAAGTATCTTTATGTCGAAGCAGACGTTGAAGCGTATTATAATCCAAATAAAGCACCATCTGGATCGTTCGTTCAGAATCTGGTAACTCAAAATATTGCAAAATATGCAGATTCTTCAGAATTAAACCAATTTGGTGCTCGATTTAAGTATTCAAAGTTCCAAAAAGTCGTAGATAGCAGTAATGAATCGATGACATCGAACATTACGACCATCAAAATGAGAAGAGATATGCAAGCAAGGCTAAATACCTTTGCTGAATACGAACTTTGCTTCGGAAATCGCTTCCATATCAAGAATCATGGTCATAGTCCAGTCTATGATGGTACGTTACTCGGTTATAATATCAGATCAACTGGATTTACAGTAAGTGGAATTAGTGGAACTGTATATCTTGGTGATAGGCCGACTGGAAACCTTCAAAAAGGAACAGTTTTCCTGTTCAAACTGAATTCTCCAACCGAACCAATTGTCGTTAAACAGAATGTCGGTACGATTGACTATTTGAAGGGCGAAATAAGATTGAATCCCATTAATATTATTAGTACACAGGTAAATAAGAACTCTCCTATTGTCGAAGTATCTGCAAATCCATTCTCAAATGACGTTATTGGTCTCCAAGATCTCTTCCTACAATTGGATGTAAATAATACAACAGTGAGTGCTGTATCTGACAACATTTCTTCTGGAAATGATGTTTCTGGTACAAATTACATTGTTTCATCAAGTTACAGTGTGAATACATTGGTAAGAGGAAATCCAATTGTTACCATTGATATAGATCAGGAGACCATTAATGCGACTTCTGTTTCACAAACGGTGACACCTTCAACAACATCTTCTAACACGTTCGGTAGATCCTACTAATTAATAAAAAATGGCAGTAGATAGAGTAAAATTCCAGGAAATTGTCACCAGCCAACTTCCAAGATATGTTAGAGAAGATTTTCCTCTTCTTTCGGATTTTTTAGAGCAATATTATATTTCCCAAGAGTCTCAAAGTGGACCTGCTGATATTATTCAAAATATTGATAAGTATGTACAGGTAGAAGAGTTATTTGATATTGTTGATAATACTACTTTATCGTCGAATCTCAGTCTGACGGCGAAAACCATCCCTGTATCGTCAACTATTGGTTTTCCTGAAAATAACGGTATCGTTCAAATTGACAATGAGGTCATATTTTACTCTGGCGTCACTCCAACCTCATTAACTGGGTGTAAAAGAGGATTTAGTGGTATCACAACCTATATTACTACAGGAAATCCTGATGAATTGACTTTTAGTCAAACTGATTCCGAAACACATAGTTCAGGTGCAGAGGTAAAGAACCTTAATGTGCTGTTTTTGAAGGAATTCTTCAAAAAACTCAAAAAACAGGTTACTCCTGGCTATGACGATAGAAATTTTTACGGAGATTTAAATAAAAAGAATTTTATCTACAATGCGAAGAGTTTTTACTCTTCAAAAGGTACAGATCAGTCATTTGAAATCTTATTCAGAGCATTATATGGTGAAGATGTTGAGATTCTGAAACCATCCGAGTTTCTTTTCACTCCATCTAATGCAAACTATAAAGTTACTAAGGATTATGTTGTTGAAGAACTTCAAGGTGATCCCTTAGACTTAAAAAATCTCACTATTTTTCAAAAGAGGACAGGAGCAAGAGGTGCTGTCACTAATGTCCAGAGAATTCCCTACGCAGACTATCAATTCTATCAAATCAGTATTGATCAGGGTTTTGATTACACCAGCGACACTGCTTCAATCTATGGTGAATTCAAACCAAACCCATTAACAAAAGTTCTTGAGAATGTCAGTATTGGTGCGTCTATCATCAGTGTTGATTCTACTATAGATTTCCCTGAATACGGAAATTTGTCTATCAAGAACGTTGATGGGCAAGAAATGTCCATTGGATATTCAGGAAAGACTTCAAACCAGTTTTTCAATTGTGATGGAATCCTTAGAAACATTGATAAGACCGAAGATGCTAAACTAGATGATTATTCTTATGCATATGTTGGAATTAATACCGATACTGAGATTCAGGTACGTTTTACTTCAACTCTGAAGGATTTTGTTCAAAACGAAAAGACCAATTACTTCAGACCTCTTGATACCATTCAGGTAAAATCACTTGGTTACGAGGCTCCAGGTAAAAAGAGTAATAACTGGTTCCTTAACATCAAACCAAAGTATAGAGTTGCCGAAACCACAGTTATTGATCCTCTTGCGTTTATATACCAGTTTAAATTCTATGATACTCATTTCTTTAGTGAAGGATATGAGTTAAGGTATGAAAATCCCGATCAAAACGTCTCTTTGTTGGGAACAGTCGTTAGGGTTATTGCAAAAGATACAGTCAATGTAAGATTTTCTGCTCAAATTCCTCTTACAGGCGAATTTTACGTTGAAAATCAACTTTTGAAGGGATCTTCAACAAGATATCCATATATTAACGAATTTGTTGCAAACGTCCAGAATACGTATGCAAAGTTTGGTGGTGAGGTGATGGTTTCATCGAACTCAATTCCAAAATTTGATGATATTTTGACTAATACCTACAATTGTAGTGTAACCTTCTCAACATCCCTTCAAAGCACACAGGTCATAACTCTCCCGACCAACCCAACGACTTTACCCGATCACGGGTTCCATACAGGTGACTCTGTATACTTCCAATCAGCTGGTCAGGGTTTTGAAGGTATATCGTCAGGATCTTATTTCGTAAGAAGAGTCAATGAGAGTCAGATAAGCCTCTCAAGAAGTAAGGCAGACTTATTCAAGGGCACATATCTAACTTTCAATGGTAATGTCACTAATGCATCTCTGACATTACTTGAATTTTATAGAAAAAATATCAAACCTCAGGGTATTTACAGAGAGATACTTGAACCTACTAATAATAGAATTGACAATCAATTTACAAAACCTGGTTCTACTGGTATTTGGAATAATGGTGTTGAACTGTTAAATTATAAATCCACGAATAGTGTATACTATGGTGATATTATTAGTTTTAATGTCACTAGAGGTGGAGAAAATTATGACATCATTAATCCTCCTGTTGTAAAAATAACAGATGAAACAGGCGTAGGTGGAACAGCTATAGCCAACGTGTTAGGAAGTCTAGAAAGACTTGACGTTACTGATCCTGGATTGGGTTATTATGCACCTCCCACTATTACAATCAAGGGTGGTAATGGTGTAGGTGCAGCAGCAGAACCAAGAATGATTTCTATTGTTCATGAAAATCCATTCAATGCAAATTCGAATGAAGTAAATCTAGCCACTGACGAATTATC